CGGTGGTACATTATACTCAGATATATCCAAATTTTCATAATTTTTAACTTTCGCAAGAGCAGTAGGTGTATCTAATTTTGTTAAAGTGAAGGGGTTTATTTTCTTGTTTGCAAATAAAAACAACCAAATAGCATCAACGTCTCTAAAGTTTGTATAACTTGCTTCTACTAAAGTTTGACTTTTATCAATTGGAATGTTTACTTTTTCAAAGTTTGTATCATCTAAAGTATAATAACTGCAGAGATCAATTATATTGAAATCTCCTATTGTTGTTGTATATGTTCTTGCTGGTAAATTAGTTGAATATTTCATTTTTATGTTGAACTTGTTCCAAAACTATTATAAGAAACTTCGGATTTTGACAAAAGTTGATTTCTATCGAAGTCGTAAGATCCTGTTTCAAACTCTACAAATACTAGTCCCAATAAGGTTACATTTGACAAACCATTAGGAAGTAGGCGTATAACGGGGTCACTATCGTCGTTCTTCTTTACAACCATGGATTGCAACACACACGGAAGTGGTTCACCCAACCAGTTGGCTGTCAGATCTGTACGCGGTCCAGTTGGATTTGGATTATTGGAAAAACCGGGACTAACTCCAATTGTCCACAAATTTTGTGGATATGTTCTTTCCGGTAAACCATTGGCCACATTTGGATAAGAAGATTTTCTAAAAGTTCCAATTATATTTTCTACTTGAATGCTGTCCGCATCGTTTTTTGGTGCAAATATATAATCAAAAGCGTATATTCTTCTCGCTTCTGAAACCATGGTGTATTCGCTTATATTTGAAAATCTTCTATAAGTAGATGTGGAATACATATATTCATTAGCAGCTACATCTGGCGCCAGTATACGATTCCAGAGAGTATCAAAATTTTTAAAACCACCACTATTTGCAACAGCACCCATGGACAGAACGGGCCCAACAGGATTTGTTCCTTCCCCGAATTCGTGCTTTAAAGAATATCCTGGAACTTTTGGCATCGGAAGTGTAAGTTCTGCAAATCTTCTATTCCATAGAACATCTCTTGTTCTGTCTCTATTAACTAAAGAATATGTGGAAGCAGAAAATGTAACCCAAAGCGGTTGTTCTTCAATATAAGGAGAAGTGCTAGGATATTGGTAGGAAAGTCTAGCCATATTAAATATTTATGATAAATATTCATATGGCTTACAGAACAACTTTTAAACCAAAAAATGTTGAAAAGTATGTTGGCGATGCCACAAAAATAACTTGTCGTTCACTGTGGGAAAGAAATATATGTAAGTTTTGTGATGAAAATAATAATGTTCAAAAATGGTCTTTCGAAGAAGTTGTAATACCATACATGAGTCCGATTGATCAAAAAGTACACAATTATTTTCCAGACTTTTTAATAAAATTTACAGATGGATCAAAAGAAAAATCTTGGATGATTGAAGTAAAACCAAAAAAACAAACTTATTTAAAAGAAAATGCATCCAAAAAAGAAAAAATTACTTGGGTTATTAACCAAGCAAAATGGAAAGCTGCAAAGGCTTACTGCGATAAACATGGAATGGAATTTAAAATAATAACAGAAAAAGAGATTTTTGCAAATGAGCAGCTTTAATTCAATTCAACAAATAAAGGATTATGTTGACCGTCACGGTGGTTTACAACTAACCAATAGATTTAATGTTTCATTTTTTAACGTTCCATCTTATAACGGAACAATAGAAATACAAGCCCAACAAGTTGACATGGCCCCAAGAACTTTAAATTTTGCTCAAGATAATTTAAATGGTTTTGGTTTTGGTAGGTTTGTTCCCAGAAGTCAGCAATTGATGGCAGGTGGAAATGGAGTTCTAATAACCTTTCCAGTAACGAATGACAATTACATATTAAACTTCTTCAATGATTGGTTTAATTATTTCTTTTCTAGTAAAAGAAACAATAGTGGTGATGGGAGAGACCCATTCGTATTGCCTTATTATGACGAAGCTATTAAAGATACAAGAATGGTTATAAACATATTAGATCCAAATGGTAATGTAAATAGCAGCATAACTTACTACGAGGTGTTTCCAGTAGAAACACAACCAGTAATGATGACCATGTTAAAAAATGACAGTTATATGACATATAGTGTGTTGTTCGGTTTCCGTGATTATCTGCACAATTTTACTAATACTCAATTATGAACGATTTAAAAGAAAAAATAAATTCTGTTTTACCGTGGTATGAATGCGAACTTCCTTTTTCTAAAAATAAAGTTTTGTTCACACCTTTTAGAGTTAAGGATGCAAAAAATATATCAATAATTCTTCAAGAAAATAATTCTTCTTTGGCAATTAAGAGTTTAATTGATGTTTTAAAAAATAACACCGATTTAAAAGATATAGAAAATTTATGTTTGGCTGATGCTGAATATTTGTTTTTGCAAATAAGATCAAAAAGTGTTGAAGAACAATTGAATTTGATTGTTGGTGGAAAACCAATAAAAGTCAACATCAATGATGTTAAGTTTAAAAATGGACTAATAAAAAATCAACTCATAGAATGTGGAAAATTGCAATTGTACATTACAACACCTACTTTAAAAAAATTATTAAACGTAGATGTAAATGATAACATTTCTTATATGAAATCTGTAATAGAGAGCATTTCATTTAAAAACGAAGTATACGATTTAGAAAAATTTGTTTCAAAAGAAGTTAAAGAATTGGTGGATAATCTTCCTCTTTCATTTTTAAATGAAATAGAAAAAATTAAACACCCGGAACTTTATATGAATTTACTTGAAGAAGGTAAAGAAGTGGAGGTGTCCGGTAGACTAACTTTTTTTACCTTTCGCTAAAGTTTTTTGATTTAAGGGATTATTATGTAACCAATTTTAATTTAATAAATTCCGGAAAATGGAATTTGAATAATTTAGATGATATGTATTTTTGGGAGAGAGAAATATATGTAAAACTTGTTGCAGATTACAATGAAAAATTAATGCAACAGCGAAGAGAGATGGAGCAACAATATGGCAGATAATGAATTAAAAATAAACGTAGATGCTGAATCTAATATTCTTTCTCCACTAATAGAAAGTGAAAATTTTATATCATCCACAGAAAAAGTTAGAAGCAGTTTTCTTGAAATACAGGCACCAGAAACTATTTTGATGTCTGCTCAGAATCAACCAACTGTTGAAGCACAGCCAAAGATAAGCCCGAATGTTGAAGATAAATCTTCGATAATTGAAAGAGATAAAAATTTACTGTTGGCACAGAGAACAGAAAAATTACAAACTTTAGTTGATCAAAATTTAATTCCTGCAGTCAATAAAATTTCCGAAGATATGACAAATAAGATGAACAATCAACCAAATTCAAAAGATCTTTCGGAACAAAGACCTACATTCTCTCTAACAAATTTAGTGTTTAACGATAGGCTTAGTAAAATTACAAACGCCCCTATCTGGGTTTAAATAAAAAAAGCCCCTTTCGGGGCCCTTTTCAATCATTATCCATTTCAGAGAAATACTGAAGTGGATCTTTTTCTTCAACATTGTCAACCACAGTTTCTTCAACATCATCTTCGATGTTCTTGGATTCTGTGAATTGAGAACGAATGTCGTCACCGACAGACTTCTTCAATCTTGCCTGAAGCTCATCGTAGCTCTTGAATTGACTCTTATCAATAAATGGCTTAAGAGGATATTGCTTCTTCCAAATTTCTTCAAGTTTCTTGTCATCGCCACCGAGTAGAGGTGACGGCGAAGAAAATTCACTTCGGTCATAGTTTACATATCCACCAACATTCCGAATCTTGATCTTAAAATCTGCACCAGTCCAGAAGTTAAACGGATCCACTGCAACCTCGTCTTGGAATTCTGGGTGAGCGAGGCTTTGAATCTTCTGAAAAATTTTGGTACCATACTGATAGAGGAAAACCTTTCCCTTATTCTCCGGATTAGCGGGATCTTCTATGACCAAAATATTTGAAATATAAGTCAATTTACGCTTACGTTGACGAGCAATGTTTTTGTCGTCTTCAATACCGCTGTTCCAAAGTTCTGTATTGGCTGCACAAACGGGGCACTTTTCTCCAATGGTGGTTGGACAGTTTTCATAGAACCAACCACCCTTGCCTTTAAAGGTGTGGCTATAAACAGCTACGAATGGGCTGTCTTCACCGCTAATCTCGGGGAGGAAACGGATTACAGCATATCCGTTGCCAGCCTTGTCGATACCGGGCTTCCAAATACGTTCATCCTTGTAACCTTCCTTAGAGGTCATTTTATCAAGGCGTTCGGTTAGAGATGCGACTGAGTTTTTACTCTTCTTTTTGAAATCTGAAAAATTTGCCATAATAATGAACCCGAGGGTCTACCTCGGCCTTTCTTTGGTTAGTATAGTATAGTTAGTGTATTAGTCAAGTGGCAGCTTTGTGCTTTTTTTCTTTTTTAAGAAATGCAATTTTTCTGCTTCTTGTTCAATTTTTTCAATTAAAGGTTTGGTTAAAAGTTTACCTGCCGTGGATGCATCTATATTCATTTCTTCACTTAATTCTAAAATGCAATCCATAAAGGATAATTTTGTTTTTTTAACTCTTTCAAGAACTTTGCCTGAAAATTTTTCTTTAGCGGTATCATCCATATACATTATAACTATACTCCATTATAAAAATAAATCAATATTTAAACGTTCTAAATATTCTAGAACTATTTATAGGAAACCTAAATGGCCTCAGATAATGATGATAACATTGTAATTGAAACATCCGGTTTAACAGCTGCAGTTGCAACCGACGTAGTGCAATTTGCAGGTACAACCGCCCACTTCCAACTTTTTAAACTAGCATATGGAATTTGTGGAACAGCAAACATTGTTTCCAGCTCATCCCCGCTACCAGTAAGCTTTTCAAGCGGGTTGACTGCCGTTGTGTCCACTCTGGTTACGGTTCAAGGAACAGCAGGGGGCTTCCCACAACCAGTAAGCGGAACGGTCATTGCTACAGGCATAACGGGATCTCCAGTTTATGTAAAAACTTTTACAGGAAGTCAGGTTGAAGTTACTGGTGGTCGTCTATACACTACAGCAGATTCAATTTCCGTATATGGGCCAAGTGGTGCGACATTCCTTCCTGTAAAGCTTGTAGGGGCTACTGGATGGAACATTGGAACTGTTGGTGATGCTATTAAAGTCAATATTACAGGAGCAACATTCGAGGCCACAATTCCTTCAACCGTACTGGTTGCTGGAATTTCTGGAGCAACAGCAATTAACGTAACTGTTGGAAACACAGCAAACATTAACGATGCTGCTATTTTGTCCGGTATGACTAACATCTATGGGCAAGTTGTTGGTTTGAGAACAGATTTAACAGCTCTCGGAGTTGGTAGAGCAACAAACTTTAAGACTGGAAAACTCTCGGCTACTAGTGCTTCTGCTGGGCAAATGGATCCTGCGGGATATACTTGCTTTGCTGGAATAAACATCAGAGCACTTTCAACAAACACAGACTTTATCTATCTTGGAAACACATCTGCTCTAATTGGTTCATCTTTCGGATACGCTTTAGACCCAGGTGAAAACGTGTTCTTGGATATTCAAAATACAAATAAAGTTTACGCAATAGCAAATACAGGTACTCAAACCATAACATATATGGCTTCATAATATGCCACTTTTATATGTTCTTAATGCCACTAGGACACTACAGAATTATGGGTTAGTTCTTGAAGGAGCTACCTATGATCCTGTATTTGGCCAAGGATATATAAATTCAAAACCAAATATTTCAATAATAGGTTCGAGTTGTTTCATTGATTATTCATCAACATATTCTACTAGCGATTTGACTTATCTTATAAAGATGTTTGAATCCACTCCAACGGGAACAACCTTTGCTCTTGTGGATGGAAATTATTATGATTCTGATCAAGATTATTCTGTAGATGTTTCTGGTGTTTTTTCTTTACAAAGTTTAACAAATTCAAATAAACTTATTATTGGTGGAATAGTTTCCGGGTTTACTTATACAACAAACTATAAATTTTATAATCAAAATAACTTTATAGATCCACCACAATACACAACCGGTTATACTGGTGGGTTAACAGCAGCAAATTATATTTTGAATAATATTACAAACAATCCATCAAAATCCTTTTTGAATGCTGGATTTTTGGGATCTGAATTTGGCAAAGAAGAATATGTTGAGTTAACGGGTTCTACATTAAATACTGGAAAAATAAAAATAAATTCTGTTTTGGCATTAAAAGATAATAGAGAGCTTTTGTATACCGATGCAGTTCTTACTGACGAAAACTTAGTTACAAACAATATAACGGTCACTCAATATCTGAGAGGAAACGCAAATCCAGAAATTTTATCAAAATCAAGAAAAGCTTTGGGTTGTTATGTTGTTCTTGACGCTAATGGAAATCAAGTAAGTTGTTTTGAAAATCAAAATCAATTACAAGCATTTTTAAGATCTCAATATGAAACTTCTACATATAATTCATATTGGATACCTTGTTTGTATTGTGCGAGATTATCAGATAATGCAACAAATGCAGCTTCCGCAGACAAATCAGTTTTATTTGATGGTTCAGTGTTCTTTATTATAGATGAAAATCCAGTACCTTCTTTTAATGATTCTGGTGATCTTGAAGTAAATTACGTTTATACTTTGCTTGGAAATCCAGAAGGAAGCAGTAATTTGGTTGCAATTTCTAGTTTAGAATTTGATGTAGATTATGGATTTAAAATAGATTTGAGTCATCCAACATTAAAAGGATTCTCTGTAAATGTGTATTTGGATGAACAAAGAACGGTTCCCATGGCAGATCAATTTTATTTAATAGGAACGCCTGGATTCGACCAATCATATTTTGTTTATTCAAAATCAACTACAAGTCCTAAAAAAATATACATGGAATTGAACGGAAACGTAGTTATTCCAGTAGATATAAGTGTTCTTTAAAAATAAAAACTCCCCTTTCGGGGAGTCCTTACACTACAAAACTTATTAAATTTTAGCGGCTACGATTGCGAACCAGACGGTAGTATGAACGACCGTTGCGTGTTTCGCGTGTGATGGCGTAGTTCATGTCAAACCGATCAAACGCTTCACGAAGGTCGTGCATCGTTGCGCGCATGTTGCTCACACGGAAACGCTTCCGTGCCTCTCCTGCTGTAAGGGTGGAACCCGAACGCATGTAATCAAACACTCTCTGAATCTTAGTAGGACGATCAACTGTAGTAATTTCCATATAAATTTCCTTTCTTATAAGAAGTGCCCATAATATAGCACCCATTGCTTGACTGTCAAGTATTATCCTAAATAATATGGACTGAGGAGACTCCCCTATGAACAAGCGGAATCGTCAGTTTGTCAGGCATGTGAAAAATCATCTGGCAGAATACGGAATGAACCTCGTCATTGGGCGTGGAAAACGGGTAAACGTCGGAGGATACCGCTGTGTTGGTTACTTCGATGAAGGTAAAAAAGTTATAAAAATTGCAAAAAATTCACCAGAATTTATGTCCACTCTGGTCCACGAATATTGCCATTTTCTACAATGCATTAAAAAATGTAAAATTTTTACAAAATCCGACAATGCTGGTATTATAATAGACGAATGGTTTAATGGAAAAGAATACTCAGAACAAAAATTGAAAAGAGCATTCTTTCTTGTTCGCGCCATGGAACGCGACTGCGAAAAAAGAGCAGTAAAAATTATTAAAAAATTTAATCTTGAAATTGACAGTAAGATGTATGCAAAGAAAGCAAATTGCTACATCTATAGTCATTTTATGATGGAGAAGACTCGAAAATTTGACTCATACAAAAAGAGTCCTTATCGAAGTCCCATCGTGCTTAAAGTCATGCCATCTACAATGGCCGCTTTAAGTCACCGAACTATTCCACCAAAAATATATTCAATACTAGAATCATTCACTTAACGGTGGATGCTCGCTTACAAATTTTTTAAATGGTTGATCGCCATAAGGCCACCTATCGTTTTCATCTATAAATTTATAATGGACCAAAGAATCAAGATGATCTGAAAGCATTTTCAGAGTTGTGTCGTCTATATTCCATTTGACATTGTCCTCTTCATTTATTGCTGGGGCATCTGCTGCGTTGTGTTCTGCAACTGCAAGATCAGCAATCTTGGCAAGATTTCCAAGAATCTCTAAGGACTTGGCGCATTGATAAAAAAGATCCTTGTCTAGAGGATCTTCTTCTTTGCGAGCCAAGTTACGAATTTCGTAAACTAACTCTGAAATTTTCATAATTGTCTCCTTACGACAGTGTGAGGAGATACCTGGTTTTCTGGACAAGTGCAAGCATCTCATCACGTATATTTAACAGAGATGTGTGATCAATTGTTTTTTCTTTTTGTATTTCTTCTGAAAGATATTCTTCAAAAGATTTAAGAACAAAATCTGCAGTAGTTTTTTTTGGTCCATTGAATGTTAGAGAACTAATTTGAAATACTTCTTCCCGACCATTGATTCCAACATATGCCTCCGTAAATGCATCCAATAAAGGATCTAATCCTTCGTAAAGAGTTCCCAACGCAATATGGGCTGAATACGAGGATGTACCCCAATGATGGAGACGAATTTCATTTTGAAAATTTAAAAGTGTTTGTATACAATTCATGTTATTCCTTTTTGTTCTTCAATAGTATTTACAATTGCTTTTGCAGCACCTTTTATAGAATTTAAAGCATCCTTTGTATTAAAACCTGTCCCAGAAGATTTACCAAATTTTTTAATTGGGCATTCAAAAGAAGGCATCCACAATTTATTTGTTAATGCTGCTCTAGGATTTTTTGAACTACAACCACATTTAGTACACCAACCCAGTTCTTCTTGATCTGGTTTTGGATTTACTTTATTTGGACATTCTTTACAAATATTTTTTCTTTCTTCATATATTTCAAGAGAAACTTTTCCGCTAAAAAATTGAGATCCTTCTGCTTTTCCATATGAAAGAGCTTTTTTAAGAAAAGATTCACTTTCACCATTTTCTTCGTCAACTTTTTCATTTATAGAAGGATTGTATACATTAGTTTGTGGAAGTTTTGATTTTAATTCTTGTAACGATGGTCGCAAAAATCCCGGAATATCCGGTGTTATATTTTTTCTTAATTCACATTCACTGCACTTTTTAATATTAGTTTCTTCATTTTTTAATGCACAAAATGAAGAACATTTGTTATTAATTTGCCAATATACGCAATTAATTTTTTTATGTACAATTTTATTATTAGTTGTACATCTTTCGAATTGTGGTAAAACAATATTATTCATTATCTACTTGGACCTTTAGCCGTAATTATAATATGACTTCTGTTTATTGCAAGTGAATCTCTATTTGGATTTGGCTGGTATGTAGTATCAAAAGGCAAAAATCCTCTATCATTTTCTTCTACTTCATATTTTTTAATAGTAATGCTCAATCCTGGTGCTTCTGAGGCACATGATCTACCACAACCCAATTGTGGCCAAGGATTTATTGGAACATTCAAAGGCTCTAAACTATCACATTGCGCATCACTGGTATACCAAGCATACCTACTCCAACCAGACAAAGAAGCATAATCTATGCTTATTCCATTTTCTGGGCAATTTATATCTTGGCTTTCTACTTCTATTTTTAAATTTTCAATAAAATCTGGAGTTTGTAGTTTTCCTTCTTTTGTTCTTTGTTGACATAAATATTTTCTCCAATTTACAAATGATGGTGGGAATCCCCAACCATATCCTGCTCCAAGAGGACCACACGTTTTAAATTGATAACCATACTGACAATCCAAACCACCGGGACAATCATCAGTTGGTGTTGCAGTTTTTGTCCATAAACATTCTTCTCCGGGACCAGAATATTTTTGACAATTTGCTCCAGAATTCAGTGCATCAATTTCTAATGATTGTACACAACCACATGCATGATATTCTTGACAATTTTCAGACATACATTCTGACAAATAAGTTAAAGTAGAATTTGAACCGCCTGTCTGTAAGTATATTCTTTCTGTATCAAGTCCAAAATATTTTGGAGCAATCGAACAACTTGATAAGTAACATACTTCTGCAACTTCTCCCCTACCAACTAATTTTTCATCACCACAATCTTCACAAAATTTAGAAATTCCAGCTCTAGCCTTTGGGCCCATAATATTTTGACCACAAGACCAATAACCAGACCAAGTTTTGTCTGATCCGGCAACACCCTGTTCTATAGCAGAAGATTCTCCGGGGCAAAATACTTCATTGCTTGAACCTTTACAAAGTATAGTATCTTCACCAGTGCATTTATTGCATCTGCAAGAACTTTTACATCCAGGACAAATGGGCTCACACCCATCTCCATCTGGAAAACAACATGCGTCGTATCCACCAAATGTTCCTGTTGGATTTCCTTCTTCGTCAACATCTGCTTCATAACAAATTCTGTTTTCCCCGGAAGAAGGATTGTAACATCCACCCGGGCAGAATATTATTCCCTGACCACACGGATCTGGTTCATCTATTTGACAAACTGCATCTTGTTCATCACATGCACACAAAGAACATTCAACTGCACACATATATTTTGGTGCATCGGTGGGAAATGGGGTTTCATTAAACACGGGATATTGATTCATGTAATAACTATCCCTGCGGTATCCTTCTGCATCACCTATTGAACAAGTTGAGGATATCCATTCACAAGAATATTCTCCGTATAAAATACCACAATCATATGGTTCAAATCCCCTTGTAACTAATTCTTTTGCGTCTGAAATTGCATCGGGGTGAACTTTTAATCCAATATAAGAATTTCTATATCTGCATCCTTCTCTGTCAACAAAACTTGACATGGGGGATCCCGGATTTCCAGATGCCAATGGTATATCTGCATTTGCTCCAGTCCATCTTTTTGAATGTTCTGCCATTACACTGGATGCATTTCCCGGATCAATTACATCATCATTTTGATCTACATAAACAACGGGGCAGGATCCAGAACTTAAATAAGGTAATAGTTTATTTGTTAATCCAAATACACAATTATCTCCTGTAGGCCAAGCAGCTGGAGTTCTAAATTGCACCTCTGGATTTGCGCAAAGATTTACCTGTGATGGCATTGGCAATCCTTTGCTGTGGATTATCATTTTTAATCCACCGCTAAGTTCATTTGTTGAACCACCGGGCTGCGAATCACAATTGCAATTTGGATCAGTTGGAGAACTACTACATACAATGCACGACATTGCTTTTGTTTCAACTTTTACATCTAAAACAATAGGTCCTCTTTCTGCAAAAGATATTTTTCCTCCTATTTTATTTGTCATGCAATGTAAAAATGGATCTACTGGAAGAGGGTCCATAAATCCTCCACCCTCTAACGGTATTGGACAACCTGTTACACATTCATCACAAGAAGAAGGTAATATTCTTTCATATCTTCCTGTATTTCCAGTTCCACTAGATCCTGTTGGGCCACTGTCACCATAACATGGATAATGTGCTACAGACGATCCTGTAGGTCCAGATGATGCTGTAGGTCCAGATGATGCTGTAGGTCCACATGATCCAGAATTGTTTGTTGATGGTGTTTTATTTTTATAACCAGATGGACAATCGCAACCAAGACTAGAAAAATGAGTTTCTGTTAATTTTTGAGTAACAGTTATTTTAAATTTTTTTTCGTCTGGTGTTCCTTCTTTAAATACTTTTTCTAAAGAATTTATTTGAACATCCCAATCTCTGAACACTCTCCAGACTTTTCCTTGATCTATATCAGAATGATCTAAAGTAAAAAGCACTCTAAGAGCATTTGTCGGTGTTTTATTTATCCACAGACCATCATCTTCGGGGCCAGCAGACCATTCAAATCCAGAAGCTTCTAATAATTCTATTTCACCATTTATGGCTTCACAATCCATACCAAAAGACCATTCACCAAAACTTCTTGCCTGTTCGCTATAAGTGGGTCTACAAAAATCTCCATATATACCACCAAAACCGTCAAAATCATAATCTGGCGGTGGGCCATCTTCCAATTCTTGCGCAAAAAATTTGGTTGGTACTACAACGTGAATACTAAATTTTCTCGGAAGCTGGCCTGAATTTGTTTTATCATAAACATCCCATTCTGGGGTTGTATATCTATGTGCCGGATCCCACCAACAAAAAAATCTTCTCTTTTCTTCTGCGGTATTATAATTTGAAAGTTTTTCACATGATTCGGGAACATCTTCCCAGCCAAATGGAGTTCCATTTGGATCTAATTCATAACATATTTCATCATTAGAACAATAAGATTTTAAACATCTCTGTGGGTTTTCATTTTCACAGGGATCTTCGCTTTCCCCATCGCCAATATTTGTTTCATCGTTACATGTGTCATTAGAAAGACTATTTTGTTCTGCGTATTTAAATCTGTATGGCCATGGGCCTCTGGGCATTTTTGCAAAACTTTTATTACAACCTTCATTACCTAATAAATCAACAAATGCATAACATTCTGTCAACTCTTCCCAATTTATTTTTTCACTTTCATTTACATGATAAGATCCAACTGCATCTGGATGCGCTCTTAAATTTTTTGTTTTTCCATCAATATTTAAATTTATAACTTCTTGGTAAGAACCATTTACTTCTTTTTCAATTTTTAAATTAAATAAAATATCAAAAAATGAATCATCATCATTTTCGATATTTGTCATATTAAGGCCGTTGAACCAACACGGATATATTTCACCATAATATAATGCATCACCCCAAACATAACTTTGTTCTTTTAAAACATCTGAGGGGGTTCTAAAATTTATATAAGTATCTAAATTTTTTACTTTTTTGCATTCCCAACAAGAATTTTCATCATATGTTCCATAACCTATTGCTGTTTCTAATGTGCCATCTTGTGAACATATGAAATTGGTCATCACATGACCGACACTTGGTATATCGGTTGTTAACGTTCCTATAGGATTCCAATTAGGTTGTCCACATTGTTCTAAATTGCCTTCATTAGCAAATAAATCATAACGATTATACCAATTTGCTCCAGAAAAATCATGGTCGCACCAACCTTCTTTAATATCACAACAACAAGCTTTTGTAGGCATAAGTCACCTCAAATAATATTTATATGTTATGTGAGAGGAGTCGGATCTATTTTATATGGTCTAACATCATCAAGCGAAGTATTAGTTAGGTTATTTATATCTGTTCCTATTCCACCTTGTAAAATTATACTATTAGGTGCATTTACATAATTTATAAAATAATTGTCTGCTGTTTTACCGGAAAAAGGAATTTCTGAAATATTTATTCTTCTATTAATAGTATAGTATGGTGGATTTGCAATTAAAAGCAGTTCATCACCGAAACTAATATTGTTAGAAGGTTCAGATGCATTTTCAATTACTATATCATTGCCACCTAATGTCATGCCTGTTCCAGCACTAAGTCCTGTAACTATTCTGTAAGTAAATCCAATGGCAAGTTTCATTCTCCAAACAATTTCTTTTTCATTTCCGGAATTATTGTTAACTATGTAGTAATGATACAATCCATTATAAGATGTGTCTGGAGCAGAATCACCCATCTTAAATCCCATACAAAAACCGTACTCAACTGGAAATCCAAAAGTACTTCCGGGTCTTGGAGAATTTGCGGGTGTTCCTATAGTTCCACCTTGTGTAAATTTTCCTGCTGCAACTATTGTTTCTCTGGTTGTAGAAACCTCGGTGGATGTCTGATCTACTAATTTATAATATAGAGTTAACCCAGCAGAAGAAAGCTGTGCAACCGTTTTTGGATTATTTGTTGCTTCTTCTAATGTTAAAACTAAAGTTGTAACTTTTGTCGGAAATCCTTCAGATGTATCTGGTGGAACTCTTTTATATGCTGGAGTCCAAGAAACAAAATTTGATGTTCCATTACCAAATGGTGGCAAATGCATGTAAAGATCATTTATTCTTGGTTGATAATATATCGAACCCGTATTGTATTCACCAGCAGAACCATTAGCATCAGTAATTCTAGTACTGGGAATTCCAAAATTTTTGTATGTCATAATTCTTCTCCGATATAATTAAATTTATATTTTGTCAATTCTTCATTTGTTGTAGAGTTTTTTAATACTAAATTAAAATTTTTTTGTACACTATTAAATATTACTTTTAATTTAAAACTAAAAAAAGAATCAATTAAAATTTCATTATTCATTAATATCGGTTCTTCGTTCTTGATTAAATAAACTTCTACATTAGAAGCATTTTGATCTTTTACTAATGTTAAATAAAATATTTCTGAATTTTCATTTCCAGAAAAACCCACTGTATATAAAAATTCTGTACTATTAGAATAATTATATGTTGTTATACAATATTTCATTTAATTAAACATCTGTAATATTAAAAGTAGCTACGGTTGCATTTGGTGAAACTGATGTATTTTTCACTACAAATGATACCGGATATGGTACAGGACCATCAATATAATCTTCAAGCGCTACTATTTTAAATCTTAAATTGCCTGGGCCCAACGTTACTAATGCTAATTCTAATGTAGTAGAATCTGTTATATCGATATAAGACCCACCTTGATTAGAATATTGAAATTTATAATCAACCAAAGAAGAGAAACTGACACCTGTGGTGCCATTGAATACTCCAAATGAAAGTGTTACGGGACAACTATTTCCAGATAAAGTGGTAGCTGCATCAGGAAACAATTCTGCATCGTCTGCTGTGTAATCTTTAAACAAAATGTTTACAGGGTTTCCTGAGTTTAATACACCCACGGTATAATTACAAGGAATAACTTTTTCTCTGCTATCGCCACTTAAAGTTTCATAACCGATTAACAATAAATCTTGCATAGAAATATTGGGCAAACGAAAACCATTGTTTACGTTTACCCAAGATTCATTGAGTTGATCCCATTTAAATGGGCCCATCGCAGTATTAATAATTTTTTCACCTGTTTTTGAAGGTAAGCCTGATTGCATACCTTCAAAAAATGTATTCATTGTCTTTTTTACGCCCATATTTTCCTCAAAAGTATTTATAAAATATTCAAACCATCATCAGTGGTGTAGTATATTTTATGAAATATTTCTGAGCACCATTTACTACATACGGCACATGGTTTTGAATTTCTAAATTCTCCAAATCGATTGAACCTAACATTCAACAATATAAGTTTTTTATCTCTCAAATTGTATGGAATTTTTCTAAATGCATCAAGTTCTGAATGCATTTCCCCACACCTATAACCCAATTTTACTGTTTTAGGATGTGTTTTAAAAATATTTTGACCTATTGCTACTATTTTTTTCTTGTAAATTATAATAGAAGTATGTTTTTTTTGCCTTTGCATAGCAATTGAAAGAGATTTTGCAATAGGCATATAATTTTCTATAATAGTATCAAAATTCATTTTACGTCGTCAATTTTAATCCTCCAACTGTGTTTAGAGAATTTGTCGGGGTGACGATGCCCTTATTAAGACTTGAATCGTATTGTTCTTTGAGTTCTTCTACTGGTTCTACTATAAACGGAATAAATGATTTTGGAATTTCTACACCTTTAGATGCTTTTGTATAGATTAACCAAGGCATTAAACCAATTTGACCGTGGCCGACTGGAACTAAAATTGCTGGATCTTTTAAAATAAAACTTTCAGGGGTTTCTTCAAACCTTGATAAGATTTCTTCGCCCGAATTTAGTCTAAATACTTTTACATTCATATGAATCCTTTGTGTATTATTATAGCCTGTATAATACTATTAGCAAGCAACAATCCAATGAAATCATTTAAAGAATATTTAATAGAACAAAAAGAAAAAGTAGAAATAACAAAACCACAACCAAATATTGGTTCGGGTCAGGTTAAAGCACAAGTGAAAGAAGAACAACCACCGACACCAAAAGAAACTATAACACCAAAAACCGAAACAGCAGAAACTCAAGATCCTTTTGGTGGAAATGAAAATATTAAAAAATTATATGGAGCATTTGCTGCTGCCGAACACCGTGGAGCAAAAGTTGAAAATCCTTTTGAATTTAATGAAAAAATATTCATAAGAACTAAAGGTGATAAATCTTCCAGTGCATATGGTCCGGTGCAAATGACAACGTCTACTGTTTCTGGATTTTTAAAAAATAATCCAAATGATTTTAAAGGAATAAAAGATTATACACAAAAATTTATTCAACAAGGCAGAAAAATGTTAAAAGCAAAAGAAGGTGATTTAAATTATTCTTTGGGTTGCAAAGGTGATTTGTGTGATCAAAAATATAATACAGATTATCAAAGTTTGGCTGCAACTGTAATACGTGGAAAAATGAAAGAAGCAAAAGTTGATCCAGATAAACCACTTTCAGATCAAGATTTAGAAAAAGTCATAGATCACTGGAGATATGGTTTAGGGTCTAAAAAATCTACTAAACAATCTGATAAAGGTTATTATGAAGCATTTATGAATGCTTACAATAATCAAACTAAAAGTTCAGGATAAACAATTATTGGATTTAAAATTTCTTTAATATTTACAGAATTACCATTTTCTTTCCACCAATTTAAAATTAAAGTATTAGAATTGATGTGGGCACATTTATCTTCTTCGCCTTTATCTGGGAAAACAGATTGCAAATTTATATTTTCAATTAACAGTGGTAAATTGTAAGTTTTACCCCCCATATACATTATATTTTCGCATATAGGCCATGCTTCTACATTTGGTATCGTAAAATTAAATAAATTTATATCTTTAATATACCAATCTATTAATTTTTTTGCATAAGATCTCTTTATCAAAGAAAATAAACCAAATTCTTGTGTAATTCTTGGATGTAAATGATATGTAAGCCTTTGTGTACCATAGGTTATATTGCCTAAATGTATACATTCCCAATCATCTGGCAAATTGTTTTCAAATTCTTCCCAAGTAAAATTCCAATAATTTGCTGTTTCAAATGAAACATCATCTTCTAAAAACAGAGCGGAATTGTCATCTGTTGTTTCATACCATTCTTTTATTGCCAACAAATGTGATGCAGTCACATAATGACCTTTAATCGATCCTAATTCATTTATTCTGTGACCAGTTATTATTTTTTTTGAATCAGATTCTTCAGTAGATATTTTTAAATCATAATTGTTGATATTATAATTTTTAAAATGATCTATGATATAGTTTTGCCTATCTATACATGTCTCGTAAGACATGCAATAGATTTTTGGTAAATTTTTTAATTTATTTTCCAAAAATACCATATTACAATTTTATATCAAGATCTTTTATAAATTGGAATGAATCGTCTTCTGCCTTCATACCACATTTATGTGCAAACAATAATTTTTTTAATTTAAATTCAAGATCACCTTTATATGATATTGGTTCTCTTAATTTTTCATTTACATTACAGTATTGTTCGCCTATGCAAATCATCATATAAGAATTATGATGCATTGACAGTTTGTAAAAAACATCTGCAATAAAAAGATATGCTTCAGGTCTATTTGGAAGAATAGAGATTGCATTTTGAAAAAATGATTTTTCTGTATAAAGCCT